TGGCGCGCCCTAGCGGACGATTTCCGAACTAATTATGTCGCAGAATTGCGTGAAATTCAAGCCGCAAATTGGGATTGGAAACTGCCACAGGCTGCATAACTAATAGATTGTATTTTATTACAAGCAATGTAATTTGCTTATATTTTGCTACAACCTATGGATAGTACAGCCGATTGGCGCGATTGCCGGTATCTATGTGCAACCATGGAATATTATTTTCAAAGCATAATTTATCAAACTGCGGTAAAAGCATCAGTTGTTCGCGCACAAGATTGTATGCCTGTATCTTGCCGGCACGATTACCCACATGCTCCAATTCAATGCTGCGTATATGCAAATCCAGCGCGCGGCCAATTTTATGCATGCTGTTTTTTGCGCCTGTGGCGCATTGTGGATCGCGCAGTCCGCAATCAACCAGCCCCGACGCATTGACCGTACACGCGCCATACTTTTCACGAATTGCATCGGCCAAGCGCAACAGACGCTCGTCAAACATAATCCATGCGACATTTTCGCCGATTTGTTTTAACAGTTCCGGATTTACCAATTCTACGATTTTGAAATATTTGCATTTATACATGTTTTTCCACCTTTTTTACAATCAACCATCCTAATACGAACGCCAGCGCAAAAAATGCCGTCGCCCATTTATCGCGTTCGGCTTCTGCTTTTTTTACATCTGTGCGACACGATTCCTTGATTGCCGCGTGTCCAGACTTTATTGCTGCCATATCTGCTTTTACCGCTTCGGTCTTACACTCGGCTGGCAGCGATTTTTCCAACGCAACAATTTGTTGTTCCACGGATTCCAAAATAGAATCAGTCGCGGTTTTGTTTGCACAACCAGCGCACGCCAAAATACATATAAAAAACGCGATATTTTTAACATATCGCGCAAAACAGGTTAAAATCTTTAACATATTATCTTTCCTTTGTTGCTTGTATTTTCCGAAATTGCGCCAACGACAAATCGGCTTTTGCTTGATTGCAGTCATAATGCACCGGCCGCAGGTTTTCCGGCACGGTTTTGCCACCGCGGCTCGCCGGTTTGATATGGTCTAAATTCCATCGTTGACCTGCCAATATCGGCCGGCCGCACAAATAACAACAACAGAATTCATAATGCACCGCAAATTCGCAGATTTTTCTGAATTCTTTTTTACTTTTCATGTCAATCCTTTTTATACAACGATTGTGAAATTTCTGCGACTTCGCGCGAATGCTCAACAAAATACGCAATGGCAACACCGGACAAAATAAGTGCCGCCATAACTACGCCAACGATATACCACAAAGACTTTTTGCTTGCGGCTTTTGCCAACAAATCCATCTGCGCGGCTTTTTCTTCAATCTTATTGGTATCCAGTTTTTCGTGAATTTGATTGACCAGTTTTAATATCTGTGCTTGCGTGGCGCCTTGTGTGGCAACGGCATCTTGTACCTTTGCCAAATTATCTTTGACTTCGGCCAAATCCCCTTCAACCTTTTCAACTTTGTTTAGCACGATTATAAACCCCCGTTTTTCTGGCCTTTTTAAGCCGGTTAAATGCTCTATTTGTGTGCGCGCTTCGTCCATGGCTGTATCCTTTATGCTATTTTCCACCCTTGATTTTCACGAACGATTGTTCCAGAACGCGGCAATTTGTCCTTGAACAATTCTAGTGTCTTCGCAATTCGCTTTGACCCTGTAAATAAAACGCGCTTTTCGTCATTAAAAACAATCTGCGCTTTCACGCATGTTGCGCCTTTGTGGTATTTACTGGGAAATATTACAAAGTCCAAAAATACGATTTGCTTGTTTTCCAGTTCGTGAATCCTTATTTTGTTGCCTTCAAACCCATTAAATTCATTGGCCGCGGCAAACGCTTCCGCATCATCCGCAAAGGATGGTGCGGCCTTATAATCTTGAACAAAGGTCTTTAATATTTCTGGCATAACGACACAACTCCTGTAATCTATCAAGGTTTAATTTCTGGCGCAGATTATATGTCTTTGCCCAGCGCATCCATCCCAAATACGATGCAACCGTGCTTCTAAACTGCCCCAGCGTTATCTTGCCTGCGTGCGCACGCTTCAATATACTTGCGATGCGGCGTTTGGCACGCTGCGCGGTGGATTTTCTTAACAGGATATATTTCGGAAAATGCCTATACCCAAGGAAATCAACCCCACGCGATACCGGAAACAAATCGCATTTACTTAATGTCAAATGTAATTTATCGCGACAAAACGCGGTTATCTTTGCTGCGATGTCGTGCAATTCGTCTTTATTGTTCGCAAAGAACAAAAAATCGTCGCAATACCGCAAATAGCACTTTACACGCAAATCGTGCTTTACATACATATCCAGTTCGTTCATATACACATTTCCGAACCATTGGCTGGTAAAATTGCCAATCGGCGTGTTGGTTTCCCCCGGATAAGAATCTATAATGTCGTCCAGCAACCACAATACATCTTTGTCTTTTATCTTTTTGCGTATTATTTGCTTTAATGTTTCGTGGTGGATAGACGGATAAAATTTCCGAATATCGCATTTAAGGCAATATTTATTCCGGCGTATGAATTGCATTGTTTTCGTGCTGCCTTTATGCATACCCTTGCCGGCACGGCACGCGTACGATTCCGCTATAAACATATTATCCCATATCGGCTCTAAAATATTCATAACCGCGTGCTGCACAATTCGGTCTGGATAAAACGGCAATATGTAAATCAATCGCTTTTTCGGCTCGTATATCGTTCTTGTTGTATATGCGGCCGTGCGAAATGTCTTTGTGATCAACATATCGCGTATAATTTCCAGATTTTTATCCAGGTTTTTAGCGAATTTGCGAACGCCTTCTTTGCGGCCTTTCCCTTTGCGCGCCAACCGGTACGCTTCGCGCAAATTATCCATATCTATAACCTTGTGCCATAAATTGCCGTGCCGCTTCATTTTCTTTGCCTTTAATAGTCCAAATCCGGACTTTCGCTTTTTGGCTACTAGCCCGAATTTTACACCGTTTTCGTGTTTTGCTGGCCAACGCCAACATGGACGGGTATTTCAGCCGGGTTTTCCAAAGTTTGGACTCCGCCCGTATCCGACCGCGCGCGCCATTATTCGCATTCGTATTCGACAGCGAATTATTCGCATTCCGACAGCGGGAACCGCAATACGAAGAATTGTCCCAATTGCCTCCTGCCAGACGAACACCAGAGAACGTGCGCCAACGATAAATACCAGCCCAATCTTTTGCCGCCGGCATAAATGCCTTTGGCGGGCATTTCGGCGTTCGGACATCCGTCCGAACGCATGCCAATCGTTTTTCGTTATACGAATCCGTGAACCGCATGGCTCCGACCGCGCGCGCCAGAACTCGCACTCGCAACCGACAGCGAATTATTCGCACCCCGACAGCGGGAACCGCAATACGAAGAACTGTCCCAATTGCCCCCCGCCCGACGAATCATATAAGAACCATAAAATGAACCTTCGTCGCCATTTTGTGTATTCCAGTTTGAACCACCGGCAGCAGACGGCTCGGCAAGATGTTGCCATTGCAGCCCGCACATTTCTTCGCATCCAATCCACGAAATCATTCGGCGGCCGGCCGTATCTTTGCGGCCACCGGTTGTGTCTGGGTTTGGTTGTGCCGACCCAGCAACCGCGGTTTTCTGATTGCTGCCCTTAGACGCCGTGTAAAACTCTTCGTCCATCAGCAGTGTTTTGCCCCACGCGCGTGCCAATTCGCTAAACTGATAATGCATCATTGTATGCGCGCGCGCCGCGCCGTACTTGGATTCGCCGGTTGTACTCATATTGTAAATATCAACCCATACATCCGATACTGGATCATAAACCATACCATCGGCACTTTCGCAACTTGGTCTGTGATTCAAACACCATACCGAATTCGGCAATATCTGGCCGGCCGTATATCCTGACAGCGGGTGGCCAGTAATCGTACCGACATCAACACACAATGTGTGAAAACCGCCAATTTTGCGGTATGTTGTATATCCGCTCGGCGCATCGGCGGACGCGCTTACAACAATTTTTCCAACATTGTCGCTGCCGGCAACCAAATAGACATAATAATCCTTGCCAGCCGTCAATGTTGCGCCCGTGTCCAAATTGGCGGTTGCTACAAAATCGTAATCTGTGCCAACAACATAAAATGTCGCGTCCGTCAATTTCAGCATTGTGCCGGCTTTGATTTTCAGATGTACATGCCCATTGGCAGTATTCGCAACCATAAATTTATCGGGCGCATAATCGTTCAGCGTTCCAATCAATTTGCCACCGGCGGTTTCGCCATCCATAACAAACAATTGAAATGTGTCAATTGAATACACCAATTCGCCAATTTTTCCGACATACTTTTGTATGTTTGACAATGTGTTGCGTTTGATTTGCAATAAAAAACTCATGTTATGCTCCCTGTGTTATGCCTAATTCTTGTTCCAACTTGCGGATTTCCGCGCGCCACGCTTTTGCGTCGGCCTTGATAACTTCGTATTCTTCGGCCGTATATTCGCCATCAATGTATTTGCGCGCCTTATAATCGGTATCGGCCAGCATTTTTTGTAATTCTGCGATGCGCGCTTCTTTGATTTGTTTTTCGTCCGGCACGGCCGCAACAACAATTTCCCATGTCGTTGGCGCAACGGATTTCACATCCCATTTTTCTGCGGCCGTTTCATTATGCTGATTTACAAAAATAAATGCCGCCCCCAACTGGTCGCGGCCGATTTGTTGTCCTAATTCAAAAGACATTTTATGCTCCTTGTGTTATGTTATTCTGTGTATCCGCAATCCAGCGCATCGGTATCGGCGCCATCTGTCGCCCCACAATCCAATGAATTGACCAGTGAAATTTGATTGTTTTCTATTTTTAATCCAAAGCCTGCCGTCATTGCCGCTTGTTTCGCATTCCACGCTTCGCGCTCGGCTGTTGTAATATGTTGTGTTGTGTTGCCACTGTGTTCAGATAGCGCACCCTTGGTGGCCGCGTCGTTTATTTTGTTGATGTTTTCGTCAGAGATATTTACCTTGCCGGCCGCATCAACTTTCAATGTTTCGCCGACAATCACGCCCCCCAATTGCTCCGATGTGGCCGGACGAATACCTGCCGTCACGGCATCTTGCGCTTCTTTCGCGCTTTGTGCGGCCGCGGCGGCATTATTAGATGCCGATGTAGCACTGGCGGCGGCGTTTTGTTCGCTGGTGGCCGCATTGCTTGCCGCCGTTTCAGCGGCTGATTGGGCAATTTGTGCATTATCTGCATATCCGGCCGCATTTGATGCCGATGTTGCGGCGGCATTTGCATAGACTGCTGCATCGCCCATACTTGTTTGTGCGTTTGATTCTGATGCGGCGGCGGCGTTGGCGCTATTTGCCGCATCGGCCGCCGATTGTGCTGCGCGGTCTGCTTCACTTTGTGCAGCCGCGGCCTTTTCGGTCGCCACCTGCTTGTACTGCTCCGCCGATTGTGCAAATTGTTGTGCATCTTCGGCGGCGGCGTTTGCACTTGCGGCCGAATTTGCTGATGCGGTTTCTGCGGCTTTCGCGGCGGCGGCGGCGTTTAGCGCCACACCCTGATTGACTTCTGCTTCGCTTTGTGCATCTTCGGCTGCCGATTGTGCATTTTCGGCGGCGGTCTGGGCGGCTTGGGCGGCTTCTGCTGCATTGGCTGCCGTTGTGGCCGACTGTTGCGCCGTATCTTTGGCGGTCTGGGCGGCGGTCTGGGCGGTTTCGGCCGCTGTTTTTGCTGCAACTGCTTCTGCTTCGCTTTGTGCTGCATTGTTTTGAGAAACGGCCGCGGCATCCGCAGACGACTTTGCGGATGTCGCGTTAGATGTGGCTGTTGATGCAGCGTTCTGGGCTGTATCAACATACCCCTGTAAAAGTTCTTCGTTTTGCTTGGTTTTTTCGGCGCTTTGTGCGGCGGCCGTTGCGGCCGACTGTGCTTCCAACATCGCCGCATTGGCCGCAACATCTGATGCTTGTGCGGTTTCTGCGTATGTGTTGGCGGTTTCAACCGCTTCTTCAATTGCGGCCGCATATTGCTTTACAGTATCCAACACTATAAACGCGCCCTGCGCATGCTCGGCCGACGACCCCGCACACGCGGCGGCATCTTTTGCCGCTTGCTCCGCGTTTGTTGCGTTTTTTAGCGTTTCGGCTTCTGATGTATTTATCTGTTCTATCGCCTGATTTATTGCGGCGGCATTGTACAAATATAATGTTTCCAACCGCACCCCCAACGCGGGGGGCGCCGATACTGATGTCTTTATCCCCTGTGTTGGCACCAGTTTAATAGTTTTGATTGTTTTAGTCATTAAAAACCCCCTGTGTGATTCTTAATTCTTCGGCCGCAATTTCTTGCGCGTCTATGCCGTTATCCCAAACGATTTTGATTCCCAACACATAATCCCCTACATCCATTGCGGCTGTTTCGGCTGCCGACAAATGAAAACCGATAATGTTGCTGTCGCTATGCGACACTTCCTTCGCAACAACCGCATCGCTGTCTTCGTCAAACACGCTGCGCTTTATTATCATTTTCACGGTTGCCGCGCTTAAATCCACCGGTTCGTGATTTGCTGTTTCAATCGGTTCGGTTGTTAATGTCGTGCTATCGCCTTTTTTTATGTAAATCATTTTACAGCCCCCATTTTTCCAAAATTCTGTTGTATTGCGACACCGGCAATGATGTAGTCATTTCTATAAATGGCGCCATCACGCTCGTATAATCGTGCCAATCTGCGCGATCGCGTGCGCTTCCCGATGTCATAAGTTTTAATGCCGCGTCAATCGCGCGCATACCGTCGTCCACGCCCACCAACTGGATTTTTGCGCCGTATGTTTTGCCGTCTTTCAGACGCTGCATCGCTATGTTTCCGATTTCGTTCACGATTGGAATCGGGTCAATCGCGCCTTGAACAATCGCGTCAATAACATTTTCCATCGGCTCTTCGTCGTCGCCTGTGATACCGATTGCTGCGCGTACAGACCAGCGCAGAATCGCAAACAGGGCGCTTTGTATTACCAAATAATTCGCAATCGTCTTGCCGAATTGCTTGCTGGATATTTCGCCGCGGCCGAATTCAAACCACGCATCAAATATCTTGCGCATGTATTGCGATTGTTGGTTCTTAAATGTGGTAAAGAACGAATTCAATCCCCCTTGGCGCTGCATTTGCGATAATGACGCCTGTGTCTGCGACTGCATTGTTTCTTCTGTTTCTGTTATCCATTGACGCACGGCCGCATCTTGGCTGCGCGCAGGTTCGCCGTTTGCGGCTTTTTCTTCCAATAAAAATTTTAATCTTGGATACCCGCCCCAAACAATTGACGCATAGTCCGCATTACGCACCCACGATGTCAAAAATTCGTTTAATTTTGCGCGCTTTGCGCCGGCCTTGTCATAATCCATCATGGCTTTTAATGTTTCATTGAAACCGCCCGAAATACGATTTTCCAAATAATCGCCGACATATTTCTTCATAAATTTGTGCGTTTCGCGCATGTGGCCGATAGCGTATGCCAAATCTTTATAATATGTGGCCGTTGGCATATTGTTGCTGTACGCGTGGTATGCGGACAACTGACCGCCCAACACCGACGGATTCAATGCGATTTTCGCAACTGTATATTGCCCAACATACTTTGTAATTGCGTCCGTCACGGCATTGCGGCTTTTGCGAACGCCGCCGATTGAAACCGCCTTTATATGGTCGTTCAGCGTTTCCAATACCTTGCTGCCGAATTTGTTCCGGATTGCTTGTTGTACGGTTGTGTGCGAAAATGTATCGGCCAGTTCCTTGTATGCCAGCGCCTGATGCGTCATATACTGCGCGTCCATTTCGTGCGCTTCATATATGCTCAATGCGTCTTTATAGAATACCGGCACCGCACCGTGCGAACGCGATTTTGTGAAATTCGCTTCTTGACGGGTTCCGTCAAATGTTTCAATCAATTCGTGGTCTTGTTCGTGTGCGGATTGCCGCGGCCAATAATTCAACCGGTGCGGCATATCGCGCTGCCAAACTTTTACATAGGCCGGATTTACCATATCATAAATATCGCCCAATCTATCCATCATTAAATCGGCCGTGCGTTTATCGGCTTCGGTCAAGTACCCAAATAATTGATGGATTTGATTTTCTGTATAGAATTTGTCCATCAACTGGTGCGAATCCTTATCTTTGTACAGATTCCACATACTCATAATCTGGCCACGCGAAAAACCTTTTTCGTCATACCATACCTTTTTGCCACCGTGATCAACATACCAAACGCGCAAACCTTCAATCGGTTTCAACAATTCCTGTTTGTATTCCCACAACTGATTGCGCCCGTGTGGCAATTCGTTCATTTTGGCAATCTCGTCCAATGTTTCGTTTATGCGCTTTTTGCCGGCAATTGACGCTTTGATTTCCTTTTCAACCATGTCAAACTTATCGGCCATAACCGAATTTGTGATCGCGTCAATGGTGGATTTCAAATTGCCAATCACGCGCAAATACCCGCGCTGCAATGCGTTCGGATTCTTGTTTGTGGCTATCGCATCCAACACATCTTCCTGTGCCTGTATTCGGTTCACGCCGCGTTCAAATTGAATTTCATCTATCGCATCGCGGCCAATCAACTTGGCTTCTTGGACACGGCTTATCAATTCGTCCATAAATGCCGTTGACATACCGCCCATACCGCCGCGCTGCGTGCGGTAATGCAACATCATTTTGCGCAATTCGTCTTCACGCGACAATGGCGTTGGATTGTCTGTATCTGTATAAAACTGTTGAATTTCTGCGATTGCGTCATTGACTGACATCCGGTTGTACCGGCGCAAATCATTAAACAGTTTATTGTGTTCATAATCGTATTTAATATTGCGTTTGTTGCGGGCAAATGTTTCTTTTAATTCGTTATTCAACCGTTCACGCTGCGCGCGGTTGGCCGCTTCCGAATACATCCTGTGCGCCTTTTCGCGCACTTCCTGCATCCACTTGCCCAATGTACGCATATCATACACTTTGTTCAATTTGCGCAAAAACCGTGCCTTGGTATCTGTCGGCAAATCCTGTGCATACAGGAAATTTACCGCCGACTTAAATGCGGATTTTGCTTCCAAATTCTTGGCCTGCAACCGTAAATTCTGGGTTTTGATACGCTTATAATCGGATTCCAGTGTTTTTAACTGCATCTTGGCCGTGCGTTCTTCGGCACGCAATTCTTGGTTTTTGGTCTTTTTTGCCGCTTCAATCGTGGCCAGCGCATCGTATGGGTCAATATTCCCCAATATGTCCAACGCGTCTTCTTTGGCCTGTGTCAATTGGTTGATTTCTTCAATTCGCGCTACATCATCAATTGAATATTCGTTGCGTGCGTTTGCGATAATGCGCAACGCATCATCCCACGCTTGTGAATCTTGTCCGGCGTTGTTATCCCAACTGTCGCCAAACATCAGTCCTTCTTCGCGCAGAAAATCCATCAAATCATTTTCATTGGCTATGCCGCCTGATTTGCGTGTCGCCAAATGTTTGATTTTATCGTCAATTCCCATCAACGCGGCCAAATCGTGTGTTTCGGCAAATCGCGTGTTCAAACTTCCCCACAATTTGCTATACAGCGACTTTGGCATGCGTGGTATTCTGGCGCGCGCCGCTTTTAGCAACTGTTCAATATCGTGTAATTGTTGGTCTGATACATCTTCCAATGTGCCGTTCTTGGCTTTCTTTAACACGCCGCGCAACTGTTCTTTTGATGCGGCGATTCTGTCCAAATTCAAATTCTTTGGCTTTACAATGGTAATGCTATCAAAAAACCGGACAATTTCGTCCGGTAAATCGCCGTCTTGCACCAATCCGCTGCCGCGCAATTTTTCCCACGCGGCGGCCAACCAATCGCGTACCGCATCAAAATACTTGCGGAATCCGCGCGGACTTTCGTCCGTCTTCAAATATGTCAAGAACTTAACCGCCAAATCTTCCTGTATGTCTTCGCGCACAATCAATTCACGCGGATTTTGCACTTGGTAATATTCCATCAATGGCCGGATATTATCCAATTTGCCGGATTCAATCGCCATGTGGATATAATTCACGCTGAAAAAATGTCCCAATTCGTGCATCACTGTATCCAAATCGCCGGTTTTCATAATCTGGATAACTTGCTGCATTTTGTTTGTCCAATCAAAATACCCGCGAACATCGCCGCTTTCGTCCTGTTCATAGAATTTGCGAATAACACGAACATCGTCCGGATTAAATATCACAAAGCATCGGCCATCTGCGCCGCCCCTATATGCAATACCTTTAATGCCGTGTTTTTCCAATAATTGCGATGCTTTTTTCTTGCTGCCAAATCCGTGTTCTAACAACGAATATATGCTGCGCCCCGTCATATCCGGTTTCCATGTTGCGTCTGGCGCAATCTCTTGATTCATTTCTTCGGCGACTGCTTTTATCGCGTTTTGTACATACTCGGACTGTTCATTTAATGGCTTTTGTTCGTCCAACAAATACGGATTTTCCGGCAAATCAACTTCATGCACTTGGCCTTGCTGTTCGCGCACTTCCAGTTTATCCAAATCAATCGTGCGCAAAATCGCGGCATCCTGTTTCTTCTGCTCGTTTGACGACTTAAATGGCGCCAAATGCCGCTCAATCATGTCTTTGACATTCGCTATTGTGGCGCGGTTGCCTTGTTGTTTTGCTAAATTTCGCGCCCCTTTTATCATATTTTGCCACCGGTACTTGTCGCTATCGTTTGGCAATTCGCGTTCAAATTGCGCAATGGACATATTCGGATTCGCTTCTATTTTTTGCAGCAGCGCATCGCCACGGCTTATAATTTCAAGATAATCGCCGCGTTCCATGCCTTCAATCGCACGATTTACTTGTTCTTTGAATCTTGTCTTGTCGCCGGTCTTTACAACTTCGTATAATGACGAATTGAAATTATTGTTCAACAGACGCGCAATACCGATATCCAAATGCGCACCGTCAACAAAGAAATCAAATTCTATCGCACTCTGCGCCATGAATTTGCTGCGATAATTTTCTGCGACTTCTTTGTTTAACGCATAATACAAACCCCATCCATGCGCCTGTGCGCCTTCACCACTGCCAATTGCTTCCAATGAAGGCCGGTCGTAATCCACGCGCGAACCGGCAAATGCGGACTGGTTAAACCGTGTTTGTTCTGACCGCGTGTCTAATTCTTGCGAAAATTGTCTGATTGCGTCTATTGTGCGTTGGTCGGAAAGGGTAATTCCCCCGGCTGGTGCGGGCGAAAGCGCAAAATACCCTGCAATCTCGGCCGCGTATTTGCCGGTTTCGTCTGCTCTTTCCCGAAGTTCTTCGGCATTTCTATTTGCATTGTTTGCGGCTCTCCTTGCGTATATTTCGCCAATTGTATAATAATACGCTTCATGCAGACGCAGTTTTTTGTCTTCTTCCGATAATTTACTTAACACATCCGCATCGTATCTGTCTATTATTATAGCATCTACATACAAACTATTCAATTTCTTTTGTACGGCCGGCATATCTTCTTGTGTGTATGCCGACGCAACTACGACATCCAACGCATCTACATAACTTTTTTCTTCCCCTTGTGCCGCCAGCACAGATTCAAATTCGTCCTTCAATCCCAATTCTTCCAAACCATCCATCAAATGGTCTTTATGGGCTTCAACTTGTTTTTGCACGGTCTTTGGATTTGTATTTGATCCACGCGCAAAACCTTCAATTCTGCTTATCAAATGGTCTGTTTCGTGTATCAACGAACGCAACAATGACAACCCGTCGCTTTTTGCTTTGGACACATTGATTTCAATCGCGCCGCCGCGGACACGCATACCAAAGTCTTCGTTTGGCTTTTTTACTATACGGATTTTTGTATCGGCCAATTGTGGATATCTGCTGAAATTATCTGTTGAAACAACATCGGACAATTTTAATTCGCCGCCGTTGTGATATATTTGTGCCAGTTTTGCGGTCGCGTCTTTATTCAACCCCCAATCGCCGCCGCTTTCCAACCACATTTCGCCATCTAATCCACGCGCCCAACCGGTGGATTTTTTGATTGAATCATTATCATACCCCAACGCTTCCAATTGCAACGCCATATCCAGCGCATCCAATTCTTCCTTGCGTGCGCCGCGTTTGCCAATACGCTGGAACAACACATTGCCGTTTTCGTCCACAAATTCGCCGTTTTCGTTTATCTGTGTGCCATCCGCAAATTTTTGTGCGACTGTCTCGCCACTTTCCGTCTGGATTGTTAAACCAGTTTTTTCTACAAATTCGCGCTGCGTGATACCGAAATCGTCCGCGATTTTATCCGCAAACGCCTGTACGCTGTCGGCCACAATTTCCTGTGTTTGTGCATCAACGCCAACCGTTCTGTCTTTTATTGTTTGGCGAATATCCACATCATTGCGTGCGGCCGCAATCGCATCTTCGGCAATTGTCTTTAACACCGGCACGGCGTCCGCAAAATTTTCGTTTGGCCACTTGGCGTTATCAATCTGTTCTTGCAGCACTTCGGCCACAACATTGGTTCGCGCCTGTTTGTCGGAAAACGCTGCGTTTGTTTGTTCAATCAGCGCATCGGCCTGTTGTTCTGTCAAACCGCGTTCAACCAATTCCTTTTTGACCTGTTGTAATCCTTTGATGTTTCCACCGGCAATCGTACCGGCTGCGCTACCAATAATCCCGCCAATCAAACCCGCGCGCGCTGCATCCAACAAAACATCTTCTATACTTTTTCCGCGGACTTTGTTCATAATAACATCTTCGGAAATGTTTTGACTTGCTTCTTCTAAACCTTCCCTCACAAAACCTTGATATGCGCGCTTTATAATTGTCTTACCGGCAGAACGCCAAATCAAACCAAAACCTACCTTTTCCAATAACGCATTGGCTGCCCCTACTGCTGCGCCACGATTCCACGCTTCGTCGTCGTCTAAACCGCCGGCCAATCCTTCCAAATACGCGTTTGCGCCACCTTCCAAACTCATATTCGCTATTGCCATTGTTGCGCCAATGTGGCCACCCAGCACAGACGCGCCAATAATCTGCGCCCACGAACCTGCCGCGCTACCTAATTCGCTGGCCAATCCATCGCGCTGCACCCCCAGCGCATCGTTCAAAATCTTATTGTTTTCTTGTATCTGTTGCACCAAAACATCCCGATACGGCTGTAATGTACCTTCGTCCAAATCTAAAATAACCGTATTTCCTGCATCGCCAAACATCAATTCATAATTTTGGCCTGCGTTCATTACCGGTCTTGCGATATTGCGGGCAAATTCACGTGTGGCGTTAAATGCCCAGTTGTCATTGTCGTCCACATATTCGGCACCAAAAAAGCCCTTTTTTAGGGCTTTGTACGAATCTTGCGACATTGCGTGGCGCATACGCGCAATACGCGGTGTGTCCGACGCACGAAAATCAATAACCGTATTCGTTTCCGGATCCCACGCCTTAATCTCTTCGTCGTCCACTGGGCGCATTGCCGCAATCATATCCGTCGTCGGATGAAACATACCCTTGACTTCTGTGCCATCAATAGGGTGCATAACCGACTTTTCCGAAATCTGTCCGTTGTCGTCTAACCAGACTTTATATTTCGCCATAAATTACATCTCCATGATTCTGTACATTTTGTTGTTTGCGGGTTTTGTTTCGCTGCCCGGGGTGCGATATGCCGCGCGCCCCATAACAATCGCGCTTGCCGTTTTGGGATTCCAGTTTGGATTTGCGCGCTGTAAAAACTTTTGAATTGCATTTTGCGCCTGCATCGTGGCCAGCGTTTCGTTCTCTTCCGAATATTCGTCTGTGCCGCCATTGGCCGCATAATCCTGCAAAAATGATTCATATATGTATAATTGCTGGTCGGCTGGCAAATCCATACTTTCAATCGCGGCGGTTATTTTATTTATACCGGTCTTTTTTGGTGGTGTATGTATGCGCCGCATACTGCTTTCAACCCCAAAATCGCGGATTTTTTGCAGTGTTGGCGCCGCCGATGCCGACATCAGTTTTTTGTATTCCTTATCTGTGATTTTTCCCGTGTCAAACGCGTGCATAACTTCGGCACGAAATCCTAACATATCGTTCATGCCGGCATTTTTGAATTCTTTGTCTGTGCTTTTTTCTTTGAACGCCTGCATTTGCGTATCAAGCATAACATATTGCAGCGTTTCGTCGCTATCGCTACCCCCGCTGCCGGATTTGCCATCGCGCTCTAACTGCTTGTCGGCCGCCTTTAACAGACGCGCCGCGGTTGGGTAATCTTTGGTGCTAAACATATCGTCATATTCGCCTTTACCAAACCGGTCAATGACTGTCCGTATGCGCACTGGGTCTGTGTTTGGATTTTCCAGAAAGTTTTTTAATCCTGTAATGCTGGCCGTGCTGATTTCTTTTGTCCGGCGTGCGCGTTCTGCGTCCGAAAATACATTGCGGCCGCGGTCGTCTGTTGCATCAATTGCGTCTTTCATTGTTTTTTTTGCGTGCGCATATCCGGCCAAAACATCCGCATCGTCTGTTTCAAATATACCGATTGCAGACTGAACCATATCTTCGGTGCTTAAATCCATCGCGCCTATCAATGCAGACTTCTGGTCTTCGCGTTGGCGCGTAATAAACCTTTCTTTGGATTTTGCGACCAACGACGCGCTTTTTAAGTCAAAATCGGCCGAAAAAGACGACGCCACAACCGGATCAACAATTTCGTCCATCGTGCCTTTGCGAATATCCTTTAACGCAGAATCCAGCGCCGTTGGGTCATCGGCATGCTGCGCGTATGCGCTTTTCATCTGCGCGGTCGCACTGTTGCGAATATGCTGCGCGTACGAATTGCGCGTCATTTCCTTGATTTTTGCGCCTTGCGCGTCCATCTGTTGCTGCGCGCGATTATCTGGCTTTGCGCCATGCACTTCAACAAATTTGTCTGTTAAAACCTGTTTTTCATAAATATCTGACATTTATGCCCCCTTAAAATGTCGCCCCGTACATTGGCGTGCCATTTACCGCCCACGCTTGCCCACCGTGCGGCCCCGTTGATTTGGTTATTTTGTTGCCGCTACCGGCATTAAACATCGCTAACCCCAACCCCAAACTGCCCAATCCTTGCGCCAATTTTGCATACCCCATATATTTTGCGGATTTTGCGTATGCTTTGCCCATAATTTCATAAATATCGGCCTGTTTATTCATGGATTTCGCCTTGCGTGCCGCATTGCTTTCAATCGTATGAATATCTTCGCCCAAATCCATACTTGAACGCTCTAATGTTTGCGCCAATGTGCCGCCGCCATTTACATCTGCGCCACGCGCGGCTGCCGAATATGTCGCGTTGCCAACTGCCGCCAAATACTTTTTGCGCAATATATTTGCGTTTTCGGCCGCGTTTAATTCCAATTGACTGGCCTGTGTGCGCAAATTTCCGGCTGCAACGCCATAATTCATTTCATTGATTGCGCCTGTGGCTATTTCCGAACCGGCGCTTGCCAATTCCGTAAATGCCGACATACTGTACCCAATACCCAACTGATTATATTTGTTATTAAACCATTTTGACCAACCGCTTGGCGCTGTGTATTCGTTCATGCTCTTTATCCTTCATAACTAACATCCAACTGTACCGACAATATTCTGACCGGCGTATATTCGCCTGCAATCACATACCTGCAATCGCGCTCATATTCGCCAACAGCAAAGAAATCGTATGTATCTTCACCTTCCAGAATCTGCTCGTTTAATTGAATCTTTGGCGTATCCACGCATTCCACCGTTGCGCGGTTGATACGCTTCCTGATTGATGTTGTGCGACCATTTATTGCTATCGGATTTGACTTTACTTCGTACCGGAACGGCAACCCAACCTTGACCGCCCCATCTGCAAATCCGATCTTTATTTGACCAGTGTCGTCAACATTTTTGGCAACCGCGCGGCCGTTTTGTTCAACATACACTCGTTCGCCGATAAAATCTGTCAAATCTGTTATTGTGCCATTGACACATTGTGTGTATCGCGTTGAATCCGTTCGGACATCGGCGATTTTTTCAATCATAATGTCGCCATTTCTACGAACCGCAATATATGTGTCGTCCGCAACCGTGGCCACCGACAATATTTTTCCATCCGTTTCAAATATGCATGGCGCGTTGATGTTTTCACTCAGCCCCAGCGCTTGCACATACATAACGCCGCTATCAACCAACACATACAGGAAATCCCCCTTATCCTTGACGCTGTTTTTTTCCAACGCCATATCCACCGGCACGCCTTCGTATTGGAAATACAGCGACGCGTTGCGTGGCGCAAAACCGCCGGCACTATCGTCATATCCATAGTAATACAGGTTGCGCCCCTTGCGCTCAATCGTCAATACGCCGTTTTCATAAACCGTTGGCCTGATTGCACGAAAACAGCCATTTTTATTCATTTCCGATGTTGTGAATTTACTCGGCGTGAATCTTCCTTCCGGTACGACAAAATGCTCGGCCGATGTGAATATGTGCATGTTCCGCTGAATCGCCATACTTACAATGCCCGAATTTGACAGCAACGGCCACTCTATCGCATCGTTGTCATAGTTGCCGATGTTTTCAAAATTATTGTAATCCCCCACGCGCGAAAACCACAACATATTCGGCATATCACGACTGCCGCCAAAGCATAAACGCTGCTCTACAAACAGACATGTACGCGGCCATCCGCGCGTATTTGACCAAACTTCTTCATACCCCGATATGTATTCCCACGATGTGATTTTATCTGTGGTATAAAACGGTATTACCGTCCGGACGCGGATTTGTGTCGCAGAAATAAAATCTACAATCTTCGCACGGCCGCCGCCACCATCAATATATTGCCCAACCATATCGGCCGTAAATCCCGAACCGGTAATAATTACACTCCCTTCTGTGGCAGATGGTGTTATTTCTGTTGTTTTTGTTGTGCTTTTTTCCCCATTAAAACTGCTTCGGGGAATATTTTTTAATGGAAACGCTCCAAAATTCCAACCTGTGTCCATCCGCAGCAACCGCATTGGCTGAATATCCGGATGTGTAAATATGATTGTGTCGTCCTTGTACGCGTATGTCAGATTTTTTATAATTTCGTCTGTAAATATAGACGCAACGATAATTTGCTCTAACGCGCCGTCTTTGAAAATCATAATGTTTTTATTGGCCAGCCCAATCAAATACGCTGCATCCAAATTGTACACAAATGGCAACAGTTTAACATTGTCCGGCGTTGCTTCTGGCGCATCCGAACTGATGTCCATATGAACATAATTCAATGTAAAATCGGTCTTTATTATTTCTGTGCTGTCTAATTGTAATTTGATATACTGGTATGCCGCATTTATATCAAATGTAAAATTGGTCGCGCTTTCCGTAATCGTGATACTTGATACTTTGCTCCAATTCGCGCCATCGGCCGATGCGTATAATGTTGCCACTGCTGAACGCGCCGAACCTGTACGCGTAAATATAACGCTTGTGGCGGCCGTATTTGTTGACGGGCCGTACGAACCGGCGTTTGATACAGTCAGTGCCGTGACGACGCCCTTATCATTGATTGTCATTGCAAACGCCGCGGGGTTGGATGTGCGGCCTTTTGGCGCAACAGTGGCCGTTCCTTCAAACCCAACACCGCCGCTATTCAAACTAACCGAAGATACGCGGACTGAGTTTTGTGCGTGCGATTCCCAATACGCTGTTGCGCTCGGTGTGGCATACCGCAGCCGCAATCCATAAATTGTGAAATGCCCAACCGTTTGAACGCTGCCATAATCTATGCGAAACAATTCTTTTGTGCTGCCTATCGCGTTTGAAACAAAATTTGCACCGGCTGTCTGTATGCTGCTGGCGTTTCCTAATGGCGATGTCACGGTACCTGTGGCCTGCGTTGGCGCAATGAACGACAATTTTGACACATATTCTGTACCACGACGGCTGCGCAGCCCCCCATATATAATCGGCGTCATATTCAACAATTTTTCGGCAGATTTGTTAAATATATCCAAATCTGTGCGTTCCACCAATTCTTTGGTGGTCATACCATGGTTAAAATTGTTCTTTTTCTGTATTGTCCGTGCCATTTTTAATTTCTCGCTGATATTATGCCGTCTGTTGGAATTGCGGTTGCACCGCGCTGTTTTGCGTCGGCCGCCAATGCTACACGCAGGGCGCGTGGCTCTTGTGTTTCAATAATCTTCAATCGGTCTGTATCGCCGGATATTTCCATAACCATATTATCGGCCAAAAACCAACACAGCCAATTTACAAAATAACTCGGCATAATTCCTTCGTATGGCGTTGATATGTACTTTATAAATGCACGCGGATGTTTTTTTGACAAACAATTGACCCAGATATACCCATCGTGCATGTCATACGGAATCGCATAACGACAATCTTCGTCGTCATACACGCCCTTCAAACTATCCAGATGTTCCGGTACACGAAACTTAAAGCAATATTCACCATCTGACTCTTCAAAATCGTCGCTTGGTATTTCTTGAACGCGTTTTGTCCATGTCCACGAATGCTTTTGCATCGCCGCTTCAACCAACATGTCGTACTGTTCGTTAAAAACTGCGACCGGCATCAATGTTGTACTGGTTAAATCATACGCGGTCGCGCGGCCAGTTGTGCGTTGAAACACAACATTCGCAATCTTTTGCTTGGTGTATATCATTTTTTTATGCTCCCAAATTTTCAACCTGTGGAAACGCCAAAGAAGGGAATCCACAGGCAAAAAATTCTAAAACCCCAGAAAACTGGGGTTTTGATTTTTTAATTTTGGCCCAACAGACAATCAATACCAACAACGCCGCGGTCGTCAATAACCACTGCGCCGGCATTAAATGTACCGCCAACCAACCATTCGCGATAATCAGGGATCCAATCAATGGATGTTGTGATATCTTTTTGGCTGGCATAACCGATTGCGTCTTTGTGCCATACAAAGCCGCGAACGCTACGCGATGCGCCTTCGCCCGATTTTGGCAACCCAATATCTTCGCCTTTATCTGCGAACATCTTGAATTCAAAGCCTAATGCGGCCTTGCCGGTACCTGCGTTGACATCTGCCAATTGACGCTTTTCCACAAAATCATTGGATGTGAATTGTGTTTCGTCTAACAGACCACGCAGCATGTATGGATGATACACGAAATAGCGACCTTCAAATGGAACATCATTTTTGTCCAATTTGTATTTCGCATCTTTCAGTATCGCCAAAGACATTGCTTTTGTCTTGTCGCCAACAATCATGTTGGTTTCGTCAACACCGTCGGCCATTGCGTCAACCTTGATTTGGTCGCGGCGGCAACCCAATGCATTGGAACAAATCTGTGCCAATTCCTTCAATTCGTCAAAATTGATGGTCTTTGGATCAAATTCGTCCACATAATCAAACGCATCCCACGCTTTCAGCGGGCATAACACAGCGCTGACTTTTGCGCCGGCGCCGGCTACTCTTTGATGTGGCTTGTGTTCTGTTGCTACCACTGTACCAGATTTACGGAATTGCACTTCTTTACCCGGTGTTGCTGGTTTTTCGCGGGTTGTGCCGTTTAATACACCGACCTTCAAATATGCTGATTTCACTTCGGCATCATAAAAGGTCTGTTTTGCTTCATCAATATTAAAAGCCATTTTAGTTTCCTTTTTTTATGTATTTTGGGTTTATATATATGATAAAGCCGAATGTATTTGCGGGGTCGGAATTTCCGATAAAGCCCAACTTCGGGTCATATATGGACGCATTGCATCCATGAATCCGGATTGTCCGGATTCCTGCATACAACTGCTTAAATTGCGCTGATTGGCAACTTTCCTGTGCGGCCGGCGGCTGCGCGCTGCTGTAAAATTTCCATTTTGCGCGCATCGCTTGTGTTCGGATTCACATATTCCTGTGCCAAAACCGCATCTGTTGGCAAACCGTCGTTGTTGGCGATATTGCTTGGCGGAATGTCCGCACTGCTAGTTTTTCCAAACAGCGCTTTGAATTTGTGCAAAACACTGTTTATCAATGGGTTTCCTTGTTCTGCTGCCAAAACCAACATTTCTTTTTCTTTGTCCGAAAACAGCCCGTAATTCTTTACCCAATCAGTATTTTCTTTTACAATTTTTTCGGCATCGTCGCCCAAAATACCTTTCTGTAATTCTAACTGCGCGGCGGCGGCTTCTTCGGCCGTTCTGGTATCCACAACGCCCAAATCTTTCATTAAACCAAACAATCCTTCTTTGACCGCATTCGCCTGCGCCAACGATAAACCGTTTTCCTTGGCAATTTTATCTACATTGCCCAATGTTTCTTTCAAAAACGCGGCTTTTTCGTCTTCGCCTTCGGCAAACTTGGTAAATTCTTCGTTCTTGTACCCCTTGCTGTATTCTTCGGCCGTGGCCAATGCGTCTTTGTTTGATACCTTCTTGCGCATATCGGCAACTTGCTTTTCCAAATTTGCCTTTTCTGCGGCGTGTGCATCAAACTTCGCTTTAACCGAATCCGGCTTTAATGCGTGATTTTCGTCAAACATTTCGGCATCAAATCCTTCTGGCGGCGTCCAATCATTGCCTTTGTTGTCCGGATCCACTGGATTATCTGGTGTTTTATCAACCGGATTGTTTAATTTTTCGTCGTCGTCCATGCTTTGCTCCTTTTACTTTTTGTTCATAAATGCCCGAATTTGCTTAACAACCGACCGCTTGCATGTTTTTACATATTCGGCTTCGCTTGATGCCGGATTTGTGCCAACATCATACAATTCGGCCAAATATTGTAAAACCGCTTCGCCGTGTGGGTTATCAAAAACGCGACAAAACAGTTCTTGCCGCGCATCTGGCGTTATCATTTTTGCACCTTATTTGTTGCTGCCGCGCGGGCTTCTTCTTTTCCGCGGGCAATGATTAACTCTTTGTCAATTTCCGCTTGCTGCGCCGCCTGATTACTTTCGGCTATCTGCTGGTCATACTGCGCTAATTCTTCGTCTGTACGAATTTCTTCTGCGTCCATGCCGATTGCTTTTAGTATCTTTGGTACTGCGACATCCGTTTTCACAAACCGCGCTGTTGTTGCGCCGGTCGCATCAAAACTGTTCATTAACGCGATGGCGTTCATTTTCTTTTCCATCTTGTCCATCGCCTGTAAATTGGCCAGTTCTGTATCAATTCGGATTTTTGCGCCGTATCCGTTCAACATTTCAATATCAAAATCCAGCGGGAATAACCCTTGGCGCTGCAACACATCAATCATACGCTTTACAATCGCGTACAAAAACACATCCAACCGCCCCAGCGAATTGGCGATAATGCGCTTTTGCTGCGCATCTTCCTTTTGTACTGCCGTTGCTGTTTGGTCTGGAATATCCGACAATGTGTTGCTAAACATACCGCGCTTTACTGACATTGTTAATGCTTGCATGTTCCAGTGCTGTAAATCGGCCTGTTGATTGACCGACACCGGCACCAACGGCGGATTGTCTTTTGCATTGGCATTTACTGGCAATATTGCCCCCGGGCGTATCAGCCAGTTTTCGTAATCTTCCGAACTGTCCACCAAAAAGAACGGCACGATAAACTGTAATGCACGCAGACTGTATTCCTTCAATCGGTTCAATGTTTTGAAATCGTCAATAACTTTTAATCCCTGCCCACGACCGTATGTTTCGTTGCTCATTTTTGTCCAACGCAGATTTATAAACGGCGCTGTGCGGTATTCGCGCTGCACAATCGCTTTTTTGTCTTTGTCGGTAATAACCCAATAATTCCATGTTCGCGTCTTTGGATCGTAAAATGTCGCTTCTGTAATCGCGACAACATCGTCCGGCCGGTCTGCATCGTACTCGTGTTTGGCGTCCTTCCATTGCTGCACAACTTCCCAATTTTTCTTATCAAATTTGCGGAAATAATACCATGTTGTGCCGTCCGGCCCATCTACCATCGTGATTTCACGGAACGGAATTGCCGAAAACACCATTGGATTGCGTTCGTCGCCTTCAATACACATCAGCACCATCGTGCCGGCAACCAAATCGTATAAACCTTCGGTCATTGCGATATCAAAATTGCTCAACGATTTATAGACATTTAATATCTTGGCCAATTCGCCTAATCGTCTGTTCGCTTCTACAATCCCAGATTCGGCGGCATTATCAAACATATACCCGACTTCAATATCTACCCAATCGGCATTTACCGGCGCAATCAGACCCTGCACCTTGTTCACAAAATCGTCGCAGGCGATTTCAAATGTTGAATCAAATATTTCATATCTGTGTTTGTTGCCTTGCGAATCCTGATATTCTTGTAATTCCGGATACCTGTCCGGCATACCATAGCGATAAATATCACTATACAACTTGCGAAACCTTTCTTTTTCCGTTTGCGCATTTGTATATTTTGCAAATAATTCTTCTATTCTTGTTGCCATGACATTACCCCAATGTACTTGTTGGCGCGGCCGTCGCGGTTGATTTCTTGAATTTTGTACCCATCACGCTGCTTGTACCCAATCCTGCGCCTAACTGCACGCGCATATTATCCACCAGCATTTTGCGCTGCTTTAACTCTTCTTTCTTTTCGGCTTCTAATTCGCGTTGTGCTTCGGCTTCGGCTTCGGCCGCTTCCATATTCGCCTTGCGTGTGGCCTTTTCTTGCTTTCGCTGTGCATATGCCTGCATGCCCAACGAACCGGCCGCCAGTGTCAGACCGATAATTGCTGCTGTTGCCCCCATCTTTACAACTCCTTTTTATACAAAAACGGCTGGTATCCTTGTTTAACCAACCATTTGTTATACCTGTCGTCCAATTCGCTGCCGGCAACAATATATGTTGCGTCCAGTTCGCGTGCCTTGCTTTCAATCGCGTTTTGCATATTGAAAAAACCGCGTACGCTGTTGCTGCACGCGGACAACACAACAAACTGCACATCACCCCACGCATCCATCTGCATGGCATACGCAAAGTAATATTCGTCTTCCAAAACTACGCGTGCGCCGCATCGCAACAGCCGTTCAAACCAATTTACTGTTGTGGCATGGCACGCTTTGCCAAACTTCTTGTTGATATACTCAACCCATTTAACAATGTCTTCGTGTTGTACTTCTCTCATATCAGAACCCCATCGCATTTAATTTTACCGTCTTCGGCGCGCGCATTATGCCCTTGGCGCGTTCTTTCATGGCGTATATCAGACAATCCACATAATCGTCATGTTCGTCCTGTGCGCCACCTGTAAATGCTTCACATTGACTGCGAAATTCCAGCAACCACGGCGCATATTCCGGCGTATAACAATATCCCGATTCCAAATCCGCGCTCATTTCTTGAAAACGCGTGTATTTGTCGGTCATTAACTCTGTACGCGTGCGTTTGTCCATATATGTCGGATACAATTCCGATATTGGCAATCCTTCACGGCGCAATTGCTGGATTAAACTTTGCCCAGACCCCTTGTTTTCAATCATTATCGCCGACACGCGCGTTTTGTATTTATCGTTGGCCGCCAAATAAAACTGCTTCAAATCGCGGCATAGATCCGGAAATATCACGCGGTTGCAATATCCTTCCAACAAATATAACTTTGTCCCGAATATTCCGCACAACAGAAACGCCGAATAATCGCCGGATTTCTTTTCTGTGAACGCCGTATCGGCCACGATAAACATCCGGTCAAACCGTTCGGGCGGGGCGCCATATGTCCTAAACCACTCTGTGCGGATCAGATTGCCGCCCTTGATAATCGGGTCTTGTTGATATTGCGCAAAGAATACGCTCGGGCTGTTTTCGCGCAAATCTATCAATTCGGCTGCCGACATCTTCTCTTCCCAAATCGCGCTGTCGTCTTCATTTAATGCCTTAAATTCAACGAAATCCCACGCGTTCGGCTCGTTTTCTTTTATCCACCCAACAATATCGCCAACATGGACACGCTGCATAATCAGCACGAACGGTACATTTGTCGTGTTATTGCGGCGTGATTTCAACACATCGGTATAATATGTGATACATGTTTCGCGCTTTACTTTTGTTGCACCGGCGCCCGGTTTTAACAAATCGTCGCAGAATATCGCGCCGCCATATTCGGCTGCGCTGCCGCCTGCGCCAAATCCGGTAATCGCACCGCCCAATGATGCCGCGCGCGTTTCGCCGCCGCCCAATATCTTCCAGTTTGCTTTGGCTTTTGTGGATTTGTCCACCTTTAACCCAAACAACGCTTGAAACAGTTCGCTTTCAATAATCGCGCGAACTTCGGCCGAAAACTTTAACACCAAATCGTTTGAATACGATGTGTATATGTTGTTGCATTGGCTGTTCACTGCGTATGTCCATGCCAAAAACAACTTTATAATTTCCGACTTTCCGTGTCGTGGCGGTATGGTTATGCACAAATTCTTGCGCTTATCGGTACTAAACACCAACGCTTCTAATTTTTTTATGATTTCCAAATGAAACCACTTAAAAATAAATTCGCGTCGCGACATGTAAAAATAGAACACCGTAATAAATAACTTAAAATCACATCGCAATAATTCGCGCGCGGCCACCGGATTTTTCAGCAGCATATTGATTTTATCGTTATTCATTGCCTGTCAACATGTCTTTCAGGTTTTTCAAAGTCCCGATGTTCAATTGTTCAACCGATCCGACATTTAATCCTGCGCCCAATTCGTCATCCGGAACAAAACCCAATAATTTTGCTTTCAACAACGATGCGCGCATCATTAAATTCGGACTGTTATCTTTTTTCGCGACCTGTCGCGCTTCTTCCAATTCGTCCACAATTTTATGGATAGACATGTTGGTTTCGCCACGAACGGTCGTTTTGATATCGTTGATTCTCGCAACAATATCCGGCTGTTTTCGCAATTTATTTGCCAAAACCGCCGCGCTGCTCGGCTTTGCGTCTGGAAACGCATCCAAATACGCTTCTTTTTGCGTCTTGCCGGCAACAATATTGGCGCAAAATTTCTCTTGCGCCGCGTTTAACGCCATTATTCTGTCTTACCGGCATCGCCATCCGGCGCATTGCCTGCGTCCGGCGTGGTATCTACCGCCGGTGCGTTTGGATTCGCATCGCCGTCCGGTGCGTTGCCGGCTTCGTCTGGTTTGTCTGTATTGTCGCCATTATCCGCATCTGATTGTTGCTGCGCTGCAATTTCTGCTTCTTTTTCTTCAATGCGCAATTTTAATTTGTCCATACCCATTATTGTCGCATTTTTAACACCCAATTGTACCGCCTTTGCGCGCAATGCTTCCAATTCTGACACGGTATTGTCTTTTTTCTCTTGGATTTGTGCGGCTGTGATATTGAATTTTGTTTCAACCAATGTATTCAATTCGGCATTTTTACCCATGCAAATTGCCAATTCTTCTTCTGTAACATCGGCTTTGCGCATCCCCTGATGCAGGCCAACGCCGTGTTTGTACATTTTCAACAAATCCAATGCCACAACATTGTATGATTTTTTTTCCATTTTATTCACCTTCCTTTGTTGGTTCTTCTGGTTTTGGTTCTTCTTTTGGCGCGACATAACCAACGGCCATTTCTGGAAATTCTGGTTTACCAAATATCATTTCACGAATTGCTTCAATCTTATCGTTGGCTTCCTTCGCGATCGCTTCAATCTCTGCTTGGCGTTTGTGGTTGTTTTCATAAAACATTTCGGCATCTGCGCGCGTTTCAAAGCATGATTTGACTTTCGCCAGCATAACAGTGCCGACTGTTGGCTCTAACGCTACCGATATCCATCCGGCATTGTTGATCGTAAACTGGCGGCAAATACCTTCTTTTATTGCTGTGGCGATTGGCTGCTTCAAGTCCACCACAAAATATTTCTTTCCTAATTCCATTGTGTCGTCCTTTTTGTTGTATGAAAAAACCCCAGAAAACTGGGGTTTTATTTTTTACCATATTGCCATAGGGTAAAAAAATCCGGCATAACCGGAAACTTGTGTCGCGATTCTTATACACCGCTCGCGTGAATTATACCAATATCATACTGTCATTTTACACGATTTCAACAACTTTTTATCGGCCGCACTATAAAATGCCGGATTTCTGCGAAAAACACCCCTTATTTCACTAAACAATTTTACCGGCGTTAAAAATGTTTAGTTTTTGCGTTAATTTGTTTAATTCTGTTAAATCATATAATAAAAAACCTTGAAAAACCGCCCATCTTGGGCGGTTAAATCAAATTAAAAAGTTAATTGTCCGAATCACGCATTGCCGCGCAATTCTTTTGCGACTTCAATTATAACCTTCTTTTGGCGGCGGCGCACCCACACGCGCACCGGAATAATCGCTTCGGACTTTTCCTTGCGTGGCCGACCGCGTGGCCGCCGATGCAGCAGGGCGCGTGTTGCTTCTTCCACAAACACATAACCGCGGTCATTTGTTGGTATCACGCCGCGGCGGCAGTACGCACAAACCCACTCAATACTTTTACCAATCCGTCGCGCAAATCTACTTTTGGACTCAATCACAATTACCCCCTTGATTTACAATCTTGCTGATTTCTTCAAATAAATGCTCCACCAAATATGCCAACGCTTCGTCGTTTCTGTATTCCAGCAATATACCGCATCGTTCGCACACCCAATTCGCAATATGCACGCACTCATGCGCAATTTGTGCCGGCGTAAAGAAATCCGGCTGATAATATAAAATCTGTGATCCGTACTCAAAAACGGCTTTATAATCGGATTTGTATTTTTCGGGCATTTTGTCCGACACATCAATCCCCTGATTGTAAATTGGTATTTTTATGCTTTGTTTCATATTTTTATTCCTTGTGTTATTGTAGCAAATCAACGACTTGTTTAATGCTTGCTTTTTCGTCATCCGTATCGGCTTTTAATATTTCCATTTTGGAAAAATCCCCGAATTTTGCTTTTTGTAAATCAGAAACCAAAGACGCACCGATTTTTATCATGCCGTGGTCTTGGTCAAAAAATTCGTTTAATATCTCGTCAATGGACATATTTTCTGCGTCCCAGCCACCCAAAGAATCTTTGATTTCGTCTTCAATTTCGTCTTGGACAAATGGGTCGTCTAACAACTGCCGCAACTTGCGTAATTTTTCATTGTATTCGCTAATACAATTATTCAAACATCCAATAATTGAAATAGTCATTGTTCTTTGTGCCATGCTTTATCCTTTCTTTTTGCACCATGGGCATGCTTCACATTGTTTATGTGTCCAACCGCATTGGCCACGTTTGCGGCGAACGTCCTGTGGGGCGGTGCAAACATATTCTGCGTTTCCCATGTTTATGCCTTGTGTTTGTATTGTCCGTTTAATTTGCGCCACTTGCGCCGGCGGTTGACGCGCATTTTTTCGCGAATTGCAATCCACAGCATTTCATGTCGCTGCATCAGTGGCATATCCGGCAAAAAACCACACAAATGACTTACAATTTCGTCTTTCAATGCGTTCGCTTTATTTACATCAAACCGTTCAACGCCACACGCTACAATGTACATGTCGGCCAATTCTAATATCTTTTTATCTGCATCCGCTTCGTTCATAAATTCACATCTTTCTTCGTCAAATTTTTCAATCTGACCGACCAATGTTGCGTCTGGAAATGTCTTTTTGTGCCATTTACAGATGGTTTCCCATGTTTCTTTTCTATGCCACCACATCTTCTTCCCCCTTGTTATCGTCTTCAAAACTGATTTGTCCTGCCTTGTCGGCCACCCAATTGACCAGCGCAACCCATCCCAAAACCAGCGCAGCAACCACCAAAATAATCAGAAAATCCCACATCTTGCCCCCCCATCACAGTAAATTTGATAATTTGTCGCACATTTCCGGCACGGCTTTGCATCCATAAATAAACGCTGCTGCCGCCTGTAAATTATTCCGGCGATACGCCGAACGCATCACGCTGCGCAAATCGTGCGCTATCAAAAACGCGCCGATAATAACCGCGCCCGCACAAATGCCGCGACCGAATTTACGCAGTAATGCACGAACAATCGGTTTGCGGATTTTGCGCTTCAACCATCTTTCATATTTGCGAATCTGTCTTTTTGTAAATCCGGCTTGTAATGCTTCATGCTTTAAGAATTCCCACCCCGTAAACGGCTTTGAATTTATAAAATCCACCAAATCACTGTATGTTTTCTTGTTTTTCATTTTGCTCCCTTTATTTCATATCTGCTTTCAATAAATCCTGTACATACGCCCATATCGCACCACTTAACAATTCAACGCACTTGTGTGCCAAAGTCAGCGTTGGCGTCTTCGTGGCCGAATAAAATATCAATATCCATCGGCCGTCTTGTGGTTTTTCTGCTGATGTATGCCATAATTTATTCATTTAATTGCCCCTATGCTGCGGATGTCGCCACCGATTTTTTGCGCAAAATCTATCGCGTCTTGCTCAAAAATAAATGTGCCTTTAACACCCCCCCCCCACGATTACTTCATACACATATGCCTTGAAATTT